CTTCACTGCGACATGCGGGAAGCGTCACAGAGGTTTGACTGCTGGATAGCTGACATCCAAGAGAAGCTAGAGGCGGACAAGGTCTACGTCGCCTACACCGACAAGGTGAACTGGCGTAAGGATGTCCTTCCCACATATAAAAGCAACAGAAAGAAGAAGCGTAAGCCTCTCGGATTTCCGGCCCTCAAAGAATACACGAGGTCTGTCTATACCGTATGCGAAGAGCCTAGTCTGGAGGGCGACGACATTCTTGGGATTCTTGCGGGAATGCCTAAGTCACTAAGCTGGCTAGGGTGCCGCCGGATGACCGGAGACCGGATCATTGTCACGATCGACAAAGACCTGAGGACGATACCCGGACTGCACTACAACCCACAGAAGCCTGAGGAGGGCGTGGTCGAGGTCAGTAAGGAAGAAGCTGACCGTATGCACCTGACTCAGACGCTGACCGGAGACGCTGTTGACGGCTACAGCGGGTGTCCGGGGATCGGCCCAAAGCGGGCAGCTCGAATGCTGGATGAATCATGTGACTGGGAGCAAGTAGTCGCGGCGTACGCGAACGCTGGCCTGTCCGAAAAAGAAGCTCTGGTTCAGGCCCGCGTAGCCCGCATCCTGAGATGGGGCGAATACGACCGCAAGAAAGGCAAGGTGAAACTGTGGAATCCATAGATCGAGACCGCCTCCTACGTCTGCACACAGAGATGACTCAGGAAGCTCGAAGCCTCATGGAGGCTAAAAACCACGACTACAGCGGGGGCAAGGACGCAAGTGACCCGTTCTTGAACTTCACAAGGGTTCAGAAGCTAGGGATTACGGACACGAAGACGGGGTTTCTCGTCAGGATGACGGACAAGCTGTCCCGTCTGATCACGTTCTCCCACAACAACAAGTTCAGAACCAAGGACGAGGCCCTGAAAGACACGATTTTGGACCTAATTAACTACAGCGTACTGCTTTACGCTTACTCTCAGACCGAAAAGGATGACTATAAGGAATGAGTAACGAACGCAATTTCCCGACGATTCCGGAAGCTCTTATCGTAGAGCTGAACAAACGATGGCCTGAGCAGTGCGCCGATCCTCAATGGACTGATAGAGAGATCTGGATTTCCGCTGGTCAAAGGTCTGTGGTCAGATTTCTTAACGCTGTATATGAAGAGCAGCAACAGACAGTCCTGTAGGGAGCGAACATGTGCGACAATCCTTTCGGTAGCAACAGCATTATGGATGACTGGTTTGGAGTGGACCCACCCAAGCCCGAACCGCCTGCTCCAGCCCCTGTCCCACCTCGTCAGATCATGCGAGCGCAGACGCTTACAGGCGGTAACGCTAAGGCGGCTCAGCGCAAGGTCATGATCAAGGCCCTGCAAGATCGGAAAAAGCGCGGAGACAAGTCGGCAGGTAAGTCCATGCTTGCTATTGGACGCGCCAAAGGGTTCGGATCTCAGCCCTTTATCGGCGGTGTCGGCATGACTGCTGGTCCCTCGGCAGCCCCTATGACGGGGATTAACTACGGATGACGTACAGCTCGGACACGATTGCGGGCCAGTACGCCAAGTGCGAGTCAGACCGCTACTCCTATCTGGAGAGAGCGCGAGACTCCTCTAGGCTAACCATCCCGACCATCATGCCCGACTCAGGCTCTACGAAGAGCCGGAAGTTCCCTACCCCGTATCAGTCCACGGGCGCACGGGGAGTTTCCAATCTAAGCTCTGCTTTGCTGATGTCGCTTCTGCCGCCTAACGCTCCGTTCTTCCGGCTCGTGATTGACGAGGAAGAAAAGGCGAAGATGAACGCTGTTGACCCTACGATCAAGAACGAAGTAGAGAAGTCTCTGGCTGACATTGAACGAGCTGTCGCCAAAGAGATTGAAGTGAATAACATCCGTGTGGGAACCTTCGAGGCCCTGAGACACTTGGTCGTCACAGGCAACGCTCTGTTGTACCTGCCCGACGAAGGCCCCATGCGGGTGATTCACTTGGATCGTTACGTCGTCAAGCGGGACCCTTCAGGCAACGCTCGAATGATCATCCTGAAAGAGACCGTGGATCCGATGGTGCTTCCTGCGGATATCCGAGAAGCCGTATACGCTGAAAGCGGTGCGTCGGAAGAAACGTGCGACCTGTACACCATGCAGAAAACGCTGGATAACGGGAAGATTGAAGTCGTCCAAGAGGTCAAGGGTAAGATCATTGAAAGCACGTACAAGCAGTACCCCAAGGACAAGTCACCGTTCATCGCTCTTCGGATGATGCGAGTAGACGGAGAGAGTTACGGTAGAGGTTACGTCGAGCAATACTTTGGAGATCTCCAGAGTCTTGAGGGCCTGACCAAAGCCATCGTGGAGGGGGCTGCCGCTTCGGCAAAGGTCCTGTTCTTGGTAAACCCCAACGGGACTACGCGAGCGCGTACGCTTAGTGAGAGTCCGAACGGCGCAATACGCGAGGGAACGGCAGCAGATGTATCGGTACTCCAGACGCAGAAAGCGAACGATTTCAGTGTTGCACTCAGCGCAACTCAGCAGATTAATGACCGTCTCTCGTATGCCTTCCTCCTTACTGAATCAACGATACGTAATGCGGATCGTGTCACTGCCGAGGAAGTCAGATTAGTCACGCAGTCAATTGAAAGGCAGCTAGGCGGCATCTACAGCGTCCTGAGCATGGAGTTCCAGCTCCCCCTCGTTAATCGCATGATGGACAGGATGCAGAAGCAGAAGAAACTGCCGAAACTCCCGAAGGATAAGATAAAGCCCGCAATTGTCACAGGGATTGAAGCTCTGGGACGAGGCAACGACCTTAATCGTCTCGATATCTATCTCAGTGGTATCGCTCAGATGCTTGGCCCGGAGGCGTTGGGCCAGTATATTAACATTAGTGAGTACATGGCTCGTCGAGCGTCTGCGCTGGGCATCGACACTGACGGGCTTGTACGTAGTCAAGAAGAGCTGCAACAGATGGCACAGCAACAACAGGAGCAGCAGATGGCGCAGTCCATGGCTCCTGCAATGGCCGGTGCAGCGAATCAGGAGTAGACAGCATGGCTAAAAAAGGGCTTTATGCCAACATTAACGCTAAGAAAAAAGCAGGCAAGAAGATGCGAAAGAAAGGCGAAAAGGGCGCGCCTAGTGACCAAGACTTCAAGAATGCGGCGAAAACTGCGAAGCCTAAGAAGCGAAAGAGAGGCTGAACATGGGTGATTACCAAAAAGTCGAGATCGTCCAAGACGGCGACCCTGACGGCGCAGCACGTGAAGCTGAGATGCAGCAGGGACTTCAAGCTGAGCTTGAACAGCAGCAGCAAGATGCTCAACCCGTAGAAGAGCCGGTGATGGAGCAGGCTCCGGAACGCCCTGAGTGGCTCCCTGACAAGTTTGTCAGCCCGGAAGCTATGGCTAAGGCGTACACCGAGCTTGAAGGACGGATGGCTCAGCAAGAGCCTCAGGAAAGTCAGGAAGACGGACTCCAGCCTTTGTCTAGGGACGACTTCTCCCAGTTCAGCCAAGAGCTTCAAATGACTGGGGACGTATCTGAAGAGTCTAAGCAGCAGATGGTTGACTGGGGGCTTCCTCGGGAAATCGTTGAGGCGCATGTTGAAGGTCAGAAAGCGGCTCTTCAGCTTGAGATTCAGAGCGTCCAGAACGAAGTCGGCGGGTCCGAAGCGTACTC